TAAGTAAAACCAATCCAGCATACAGAGACCTTTATAAGGGCATTGACAAAAAATTTTGGATTGTTACCGGGGGGAGGGGTGCCGCTAAGACATTTGAATTAACAAAGTGGCTTATGCGCCTTTCCTTTAAAAAAGGTCATGTTATACTTTATACCCGTTATACCTTAGACAATGCTTTTGATTCTGTTATTCCTGAGTTTATCGACAAGATAGAACGAGAGGGTATGCAGCAATTTTTTCAGGTCAACAAAAAGGATATTGTTAACAAGCTCAGTGGTTCAGTTGTAAAGTTTAGAGGTATTAAGGCCCAAAGTGGAAACCAGACCGCAAAACTTAAAGGTATCAAAGGACTTTCGACTTTTGTTATGGATGAGGGCGAGGAATGGAGAGTCGAGGACGATTACGAGAAATTAAGCCAGTCAGTAAGGCAAACAGAAGTAAAAAACAGGGTTATAATCATAATGAACCCAGCAGACGCGACACACTTTATTTGGGATCGTTACTTTAAGGATTCATACAAGACTGTAAATATAGACGGTTTTGATGTCCAAGTATCAACCCACCCAGATGTACATCACATACATACAACTTACTTTGATAACCTTGCACACCTTCCCCAAGACTTTATTGATGAGGCTCAGAGGATGAAGGAACGAAACCCGGAGAAGTACGCACATATTTATTTAGGTAAATGGCAACTACAACCAGAGGGGGCAATTTTTACCGATTGGATAGAGGAAGATTTTAATAATGAATTACCTTATATTTTCGGGATGGATTTTGGATGGTCCCCAGATCCTACGGTATTAGTAAAAGTTGCATTAGACAAAAAGAATTACAAATTATATGTCAAATGCCTATATTATGAAAAAGAGCAAGACACAAAGCAGATATTAAACAACCTTTCAAAACACTGTGAAAGAAATCAGTTAATAGTTGCAGACCTAGCAGAGCCAAGAATTATAAACGAAGTCTATGAGGCTGGTTTTAATATTGTAGAATGTGAGAAAGGACCGGGAAGCGTTAGAGCAGGAATAAAAGACATTCAAGCCTTTACTATTTGCGTCGAGTCTAACGATATATTTACAAAGTTTGAATTAAATAATTATATTTGGAATAATAAGCGCGCAGGAGTGCCTGTAGACGCTAATAACCATATAATTGATGCAATGAGATATGCTTTTGTAGAATTAACCCAAAAAACAGGCTTAGCAATAGCCTAAATATTATTTATTTATGGGGTTATTTTCAAACTTCTTTAAAAGAAAGCCACTTTTAACAGATTCTTACAACGGTGATCTGCTTAAATACTTTGGCGGCTTATATCCTAGGTATTACGATCAGTCTCAGGAAGCTTACATTAATAAAGGGTATGAAGAGAATATCGATATATTTAGCGTCATATCTAAGATTGTTAAGACTTCAACGGCTACTCCTTGGATATTAGAACGTAAAAGCGGGGAAGGTTGGGAAGAAATAGAGGATTCTACTTTACACGACCTTTTAGAGAGTCCAAACCCATTAAAACAATACACTTGGGAAGATATCCAAGAAATGTATTTAGTTTACTTGTTAGTAACTGGTAACTCTTATATGATAGGGGAGGACCTAGGCGGTAGATATCAATCATTAGACGTTTTACCAAGTCAAAATATTACAATTGAGTCAACAGAGAATTTCTTTCTTCCGGATCCTTATTATTGCTTTAATTTTGGGACCAACAAAGAAAAATACGATAATAAAGAGCTTCAACATATAAGATTCTTTAACCCTGGATTCAACAACGTTCAGGATAGTTTATTAGGCTTGTCAATGATACAAGTAGCGGCAAAAGCCGTGAAAGTTGGAAATGACCGTTGGGATGCTGACACTGTTTTATTGGAAAATAGGGGGGCAATCGGTTTAATCACAGATAAGAGTAATAGACCGATGAGCCAAGAGGAAGCGGAAATGGTCCAAAGCTCTTATCAACAAAGAGCAGGAGGGACGCACAATTTTGGAAAAACCTTAGTAGTAAACAAAGATCTTAATTTTATTAAATTGGCTATGAGTAGCCAAGATTTACAATTAATTGAAAAAGGCGTTGTAACTCTTAGGAGTATTTGTAATGTTTTCGGGCTTGATTCTTCACTATTTAATGATCCAGCAAATAAGACTTTTAATAATAGGTTAGAGGCTGAAAAAGCGCTGTATACTAATGTAGTAATACCTTTAAGTAATAAAATTGCCCAAGCTCATACTAATTATTTAGTAAAGAATCATTTTCCAGGACAACCGGTAAGGATGCGCCAAGATTTTACAAAGGTTGAGGCATTGCAAAAAGATAAGCAAGCGGAAGCCCAGAAGGATAAGACAGAAATGGAAGGGATTAACATTGTGTTAAATATGCCTATAAGCTCAGAGGGCAAAAAAGAACTTTTAAAAGAAAAATATAATTTTACAGACGATCAAGTTAATTTGATTGTTTCAAACAACGGCATTGATGAAGCAAACTAATATATTCCAATCAAAGTCAAGTGCTAATATTAGCGTTAAAGATGTAAGTGATGACACAAGGCGAGTTAAGATAATGCTTGCGCACTTTGACAATGTAGATAATGCAAACGATGTAATTAGAAAAGGAGCATTTGCAAAGTCTATTAAGGAGAGAGGGCCAGAGAGCCAAAACCCGCGTCAGATTGCATTCCTTAGATTTCATGATTTTGACAAGCCTATAGGTAAATTCATATCTTTAGAGGAGACAAACGAAGGACTAGTAGGAGTTGCACAATTAAGTAAGTCTACAGATGGTCAGGACGCACTAGAAGACTATAAAGCCGGGATAATTACACAACATTCAATTGGGTTTCAATATGTAGCCGGAAAGATTGAACAGGTAGACCGGGACGGTTTAGACTTTTACAATATTACTGAGCTTGATTTATGGGAGGGTTCAGCCGTTACCTTTGGAGTAAATCCACTTACGCCAACTTTAGACGTGGCAAAAGGTGAGCATTTGGATTACTTGGATAAGCTTAATTTAAAAATGAATGCTATTGCCTCAGAAATAAGAAATGGAAGAGGGACAGATGAAAGATTTTACAGACTTGAAGGAGCTTTAAAGGTGTGCCAAGCTCAATATAATTCACTCATTAAGGGATATAAGCCGGATAAATCCACTTTTACCGAAGAGCCGAAAGAAACAATAAGCGCGCCAACATTATTTCAAAACATATTAAAGTAATGCACAAAGATTTTAACGACTTCTTAAGCGCCAAGGGCGTAAACAAAGAAGAATTTGCTAAAAAATCGGCAGAAGATCAAGCCGGATTATTTAACGAGTACAATGATCAAGTAAGGGCTGAAATTTCAAGCCTTAAAGAAAAAGGGGCATCTAAGGAAGATGTTGAGACCCTTAAAAACGAATTAAAGGAAAATTTAGTTGCTCAACAAAAAGCACTAAACGAAACTTTGAAAGAATACGGCCTAGCAATTAAAGCTATGAACAAAGATTCAAAGAAAGTTTCTAAAAAGTCTTTAATTGACCAGTTCAAAGAGTCTAAAGAGGAATTTCTTAAGATTAAATCAAACGGATCCGGGAAGCTTAAATTTAAAGCGCCTGATACAATTTTACTTTCAACTAATGTTTCCGGAGGAAATGTACCAGTTGAACAAAGAATTGCAGGACTAGACACAATTGCATCTAGAAGGGTAAGACTTTTAAATATCCTTTCTCAAGGTACGGCAGAATCTAACCTTATTAGCTGGGTTTCTCAGGCTAACAAAGACGGAGCTGCAGGTCAGACAGCCGAGGGATCAACTAAAAACCAAATCGATTTTGATTTAGTTGTAGGTAATAACAAGGTTGAAAAGACAACGGCTTATATTAAAGTGTCTGACGAGGCTTTAGATGATGTTTCTTTCATGGCTTCTGAAATTAGAAACGAATTAACTAGAGAGCTTTTAAAAGCGGTTGAATCTCAAGTTTATAATGGTGACGGTGTTTCACCTAACTTAGAAGGTGTTAGAACTGTTGCGAGTGCTTTCGTCCCTGGTTCTTTTGCTACTGGTCAACCTAATGAAGTTATTAACCCTAACAACGTAGATGTTTTGACTGTTGCAATGAATCAAATTAAGTTAGCTGATCAAGAAATGGCTAATTATATCTTGATGAACCCAACGGACGTAACAGTACTTAAGACCGAGAAAAGAAGTGACACAGATAAAGATTACGTTTCAAGATTGTTAAATACTGGTTCCGAAATGACATTGGACGGTGTGCCAATCATTGAAACCACTTTAGTTCCAGAAGATGAGTATATGGTTGGGGCTTTTGATTTGGCCACTTTGTATCAGAAAGAAGCGCCTTCTATTCAGGTAGGGTATGAAAATGACGATTTCACCAAGAACCTTGTAACTCTTAGATCAGAGTGGAGGGGTGCGGTTGTTGTTAAGACTAACCAACGAAACGCCTTTGTTAAAGGTACATTCTCAACAGATAAAGCGGCTATTGCAGCACCTTAATAATTAAACGGGGGAGGGTAACACCTTCCCCATTATCAATATGAAAATATACGGTAAAAAAGGGAGTAAGTATTTAAAAGAGGGCAAGGAGTACAACCCCAGCGATGAAGTTGCAAAAATATTAATTGCAAACGGTCACGCCTCCGAGACATTGGAGGAAGAAAAACCTAAAAGAAGAAGAAAAAAAGTAAATGAGTAATATTATACAGCTTTCGGATTTTACGGGGGAATATAAACTACCCGATAACAAATATTTTGATAAGCAATTATACTTGGACAAGTATGAAAAAGAATATTTAGTTAATTGTTTAGGTGCGGAGCTGTATAAATTATTTATTGCTGATTTGGTGGGAGGGGTTCCACAATCACAAATATATTTAGACATTTACAACGAATTTCAAGAAGATAATAATAATTGTGTAAGACAATCCGAAGGAATGGTTAAGGCATTGGTTCAGGTTGTTTACTTTTATATTATTAGAGATTTAGCAGTAAGTAAAACCAATACCGGGGTTGTATTTAATGACAATGAAACCGCTAAAGGTCCATTTTATAGTGGGTATAATATTGTGGAGTCATACAACGAAGGAATAAAAAATTTAAGGGAAATACAGTGGTATATTTGTGATAATTCCACTAATTACCCGGATTATAACGGTCAATATTTAAGCTACAACGCTGGTTTATGAGGTCTTTTATCATATTTGATGATCTTGATGCAACAGTTGAACAAGTTTCGCAGGAATTTGTGATTGATTGCGGGCAAGATATGCGTTGGCTTGCTCAATTCCAGCTAACAACCGGTAACGGAACCCCTAAAATATGTGTAGAAGAAAGTATTAACCACCAAGGCACTAAGATTTGGACGGTTATACCTAATTATGGAGAGGATGACGGTCTTTTTCCAATGAATGAGGCAACCATAGGAATAAGGGATTCTTATTTTATGGGTAGGATTATAAGATTTACTTATATCCCAGAGAACAACACAAGCGGCACAATTTACGCGCAATTAGGACAAAAAACCAAATCGGTATAATGGCAGGTAACTCCGAAACATACGATATAAGGCGAATATTAAGCGGAACAGGTGGAAGTGGTCCAGGTGGTGACATAACCGTAATAATTAACACATCAACGTTTATATTTACTCAAGGCGTTGCTTCTACGGTTTGGAATATTAACCACTCACTATGTAAGTTCCCTAGCGTCACGGTTGTAGACACGGGGGATACGGTAGTAGTGGGTCAGGTCGAATATATTGATAATGAAAATATTACAATTACATTTAACAACGCTTTTAGCGGCAAAGCATATTTAAACTAATGGCAAAGCAAGATTTTATAGTTCATATAGACGGGAACCAAAACGAGTTACAAAACTGGTCACTTGAGAAATTAGCAACCGACCCAGCAACCTTATATGATGGTCGTATTTGGCAGAACACAACAGAGGACCGGGTAAAGTATTATGATGGTACAGACGTTAGAGTCGTTGCCACTCTTTCAGATGTTGAAGGACTCTTAAACTTCAAAGGCGGTTATAATGCAACTACAAACAACCCCAATTTAGAGACTCCGGCGGCAGGGGCAATAACCACGGGGGACGCTTATATAGTAACTGTAGGAGGGGATTTCTTTACTGAGGCGGTTGAGCCTGGGGATTTATTAATTTCTCAGGTTGACGATCCAGCCACGTTAAGTGATTGGGTAAGAGTTCAAGCGAATATACCAAGCGGGGTAGCTGTTAAATTTGCCGTAGATTTATCTAATGTTGATCCTAACGTTACTAGGACATTTGTTGGCGGTCAAACAACGTTTGAGGTGACGCATAGTCTTAATACCTTGGACACTATTGTTCAAATCAAAAGAATTTCGGATAATAAACAGTTTCAAGCTGAAATTATAAACAACACAGTAAACACTGTACAGGCAATAGGTAACGGTAACATAACAAACGGTATTTACAGAATTACGGTAATCGGTTAATGGAGTTTTTAAGGTTTATACCGCCAAAATTAAGCGAGGCAGATAGAAACGCCATCACTTCACCAGAGGATGGGGAGGTTATCTATAATTTAGATACTAACCAACTCAATGTTTACAATGGCACACTAATAAGCTGGGAACCTGTTGGTAGTGGTGGAAATACTGTTGTAGGAGCATTTGCAAGGATAATAAACAGCTCGCAACAACAACTAAACTCAACGGGGCAAACCGCCTTAAACTTTGACACCCTAGACGAAAAAGACGCTTTAAGCGGTCTTAGTTTGTCAGGTAATAGAATTGCTATAGACAAAGATGGCGTTTATACATTAGCGCCTTTTTTGGGGATTGATTCGAACAATACCCAAAGGGCAGATCCATTTATAAAACTTACTTTGAATGGTTCTGTAATTCAGGACAGTCTAGGCCGTGACATAAGATTTACGGGCGTATATGCTAGAAACGCAGGCGTTGTTGAATTTGGTGGAGGCAATTTATCTATCACAAAGACATTAAGCGCGGGTGATGAAATCGGCGTTATTGTAGAACGTGGAAATACAAATTTAAACCAAGTATTTACCTTACCAAACGCTACATTTTTAGAGGTCAAAGCATGGCAAACAGCAACAACAACAGGAACAACAACGGTAACACGTGTGCCTTATCATTTTACTCAAAGAGGTCAGGCAAGTAGTACCCCCGGTTTATTTAGCAAATCGCGTTCCTCCGCTTTTGGTGCTGATTTTGGCCTTCCTACTTCTAGTCCGTCAGACCAATATGTTAACGGTGGTTTAGATCCGTATCGCGTTGGTGATGATAAGCGGATAAAACGTATTTTATTTAATACCAGCGCCTCCGCTGTTGGGGCCGGCACTGTTGGAGGAACTGTTTCGGTAAGTATTCAGGTTTACACTATACAAAATACAACTGAAACTCTTTTAACAACATTTGTAATACCTTTAGACCCTGCAAACGTTGGAACATTTAACAATTTAGGAGGCACAACAAGTAACAAAAGCGCCTCATTCAATACAGATTTTGCGATTCCAAATAATGCAATGATAGGCATTAGGTTTCTCAACGTAGCCTCAAGCTCAACACAATTAAACGCTATAGGCTTCACTAATGTTACTTTAGAGATAGAATGATACATATAATAAAAAATATAAGCCCAGACGAGTTAATTTATTCAGGGCAAACAATACCACAGGACGGTACAACTGAGGATTTAATTTTTTGGACTGATGACAATTACAACATATTTGTCCAGCACGTAACAACTGGTAAACTAGAGGTTAGAACCTTTGACAATTCTATATTATCAATTGAAAAAGTGTTAGATTTCGCTAATTACAAGCATAGAAGAGTTAAATCCGAGGGTAATTATCCGTTAATTTACGACTTAATTCACCCGTTCTATTACAACCACCCGTTTTGTTGTATTCTGCTTGATAAAATGAAATTATCCGGCGTAATACTTCAAGAAATATTGACATTTGATCTTAGGGGTTTTGTTGTTAGAAAAGACTATTACTTTAATTACAAAAATGCAAATCAACTAGGGACTTTGGTTTATTCAAAAGAAAATAACTATATATTAAGCGACTTACACCCTTGGCCTTCTAGTAATGCGTTATTAGAGAGGCAAAGAACTGAATACTGGTATAATATAGACGGATCACAGAACGGCTTTACTAAAACATATCCAAAGTATTACCCAGACATAAGCCAGCACAACACAGAAGGGGAGATAAGACGAACAAATAAAGAGAGGATAAGTGCTGATAAAATGGCGTTAGCTATTATTTACAGCGGGGGTGCGTCTGGTGAATTGGACGCTCAAAGTAAAATGATGGACGCTCAAAGTAAAATGATAGAGCTAACAGAGTATTATAATTCAGCGTTTACCTCATGGCGTAAATATGGGCAGGGGAAAATTTATGACGCTATAGATAATGATACATACTTCCCCTGGTTTAACAATGTAGTTCAAGACACGCCAGAAACAAGGGCTTTAATTCTTGAAGCTATCGGTCTTACAGTTAGAGAGTATATTAATAACACGTTGAAGGGGTTAATGTAATAAAATAAAAAAGGTATTGAAAGATATTACGGACATAGTAGAGGACATTATTAACAATCTTGATTATACAATTGAGATTAAAAGCGTCGATGACTTATGACTTAAAGCAGTTAAACGTATGTAAGACTTTACACATACAACCAGATTGCACAACTGTAACTATTAACGGCAATGCCTATCAGGTTGGGGAAATACTAAATAATCAATGGATACAAATAACAACACCTGATACAATAAACGAAGGTGATATTATAAATGTTGAACCTCCTAAATACTTTCATGGAACTATTCCGGCAACAAACGACGAATTAAGCCAGATAATGGCAGACTCTGATAAGTTGCCAATGGTTTATTTATATGAAATTATCAGGCAAAAGTATTTTTATGACGATGAACAACCACTAGAAGTAGAAGCACAACTAAGATTGTTTTTCTTAGCTGGTTCAGACTTTGGAAGCTGGTTCACTGATGACCATTATAAGAATGCCATTAAGCCAATGATAAACCTAACTTTGTTGTTTGCTGATTACATAAACAATACTAATTGCCAATTCCAGGAACTAGATGAGGTTGAAATTATCAATCATGCTAAGTGGGGAGTATTTAGGGACAACAAAGGACATGAAAAAAACCTATTCAATGATAAATTGAGTGGTACAGAATTACGAATTAATTTACAAATTAATAAAGATCTTGCAAGCGGTTCTTGCAATTGTTAAACTAAACTTAAATTTATAAAAATGGCACTTAATTGCAGTTGCGACGAGTTATTTGGAAACTTAGGGCTTTTAGCTTGTCGAGAGGGGTTTGGCCCCGCAAAAAAACTATTATTCACAGCTTTAGAAGATAGCACAGGAGCAAAAAATTACCTTGATCCGGCTTTAATGACTGGTTCGGCTTATTGGGATGGGTTAATTAACAACTCTGATAAATCAGCTAGAATTTATCCTTCACCAACTTTTAAAACTGTTACAAACGAAAGGTCAGACTCAGCTTTTGAGGATTTCCCGGACCAATCAACCGAGAAACTAAACAACGGTATTAGATCCATCTTGGCAACCTTAACGCAAAAAGGTGGGGCAAGCCCTCAACTAGTTAAGCAGTTAGAAAAAGGCGGTTGTATTGCTGGCGGTGTTTATATCGTTGATAACTGTGGAAACGTTATTGGACTAGATAACGGTGACGGGTTTTTATATCCAATCCCATACGATAATGGTTCCTGGGATGTAAGACTAAACGCACCTATTGAAGGTGAAGCGGTTCTAAAAAATACTTTAGGATTTAACTTTACTTCTTTACTTGATGACGGTGATTTGAATTGGATTGCAGCAGCAGACACAAACGCTGAAGTACTTTCGTTAAATGGGTTGTTAGATGCGGTAATTACTACCTCAAATCCAACTACTACAAGTTTTGACGCTTCAATTGAGTATATTTACTCTACTGTTGGACAAACTAATCCAATCACGGGACTACTTGCGGGAGACTTTACATTATTTAATGAAAATGATCAATTAGCCGTAACAATACTTACAGCGGATGAAGGTCCAGACGGTCAATATGCAATTACATTTGCGGCACAAGATAGTGCTGAAGTACTAACATTGACGGTTGTTAAGGATGGTTTAGAAATGAATACTGCAACAATAACAATCCCTTAATGGAAGATTATTTAAGCGTTGGAAAGTCACACTATCATAAAAGTCTGTTTGAGGGGGTAACCCCTCAGCAGCTTTTTAACAAGTTGACAAAGGACCAGAAGAAAAAAACAACGGGCGGCAAGCAAATTGTTTTGAAAGGGATGTCAGAAAACAAAGCTAATCATATAATTGAGAAAGCGATTGAAAAAGGTTGGTTAAAAGAACCAAAAAAGAAAGAAGAAAAGAAAGGGGAGGAATAAAGCCCCTTTTTTATTATGTTAGATTCGTTAGTAAACTTACAAAAAAACCTCTCAAGGTTAAACACTAATAAGATATTTCAGGCTGTTTGGTCTAATACCTTAGTTCAAGACTACATAATAAATCTAAACACAGAGCAGCAGTTAAGAAAGGGAATTAATTCAGACGGTGATCCAGTTGGTGAGTACCGTAACGATGCTTATGCAGCGGCTAAACAGCTATTGCCAGGAAGAGAAGCAGCCGAGGGGGTTGTTGATTTAGTTGTTACAGGAACTTTTTACAGCACTTTCGACATAAAGGTAACTAATAAGGGTTTTTCAATTAATGCCAATACAAACCTTTATGATTTTGATTTTATAAACCGTTATGGGGAGGCAATAATTGGATTAACTCAAGAAAACCAACATAAATTAGTAACTTTTATATTTCCTTTTTTCATCGAAGAACTAAAAGAGCAGATATTTAATGGAGTTTGAATATTATACTACCTTAAAAGAGTTGCCATTAAAAGCATGGATTGAAATAAATGATACTAAAAGTATTGAATATTTATGCAAGAATGGGAAAGGGGAAACTTTAGAACTTTTAAAACATTGGTATAGTTTAAACGATGAGATAACTAAGCGCTTTGGAAGGTCAGACGATTATGAAGAGATCATAAGAAAGCGCAAAGAGTTGGCTTTAAAATTCTGTGATTACCTAATAACCGGGGATAGGTTCAAAAAGTTTGAGGCTGGGGTAATCCAAAATGAATTGGTGGACCTTGAAAAGCCTACAGGCAATAAGACAATATTTGAGGAAAAGGATTTGATTGAAAGGCGTTGCGGGTTTTACTTAGATCCCGAAAAAATCACAACTTTAGAGTATCTTTATAAAAAGTATAGTAAATAATGACTGATTTTAATAATAAAGATTTTGCAAAGTTTTTTGGTCCTTTATTAGAAGGGGCTAGAGAGTTAAACCAGTTATTAAAAGACAATATTGACAGCCTTAAGGAGTTTGGAAAGGTTGCGGAAGGCAATATTAAAAAGCTAGACACATCTAAGGCCGAAGATGTTGAAAAGCTTAACAAAGAAATTGAATCTTTAAAAAAAGCAATTGATGATTTAATAGAAGCCCAAAAGAAACAAAAGGAAACACAAACAGAGATCCAGAAGCAAGAAGCACAACTGGCAAAGCTTAAAAAGCAAAACACAGAAGCTAGTAAAGAGTTAACAAAAGAGATTGAAAAACAAAGGTTAGAGAGGTCTAAGCAAAAGAAAGCAGCCAAAGAGCAAGCTAAAGAAGAATTAGGGTTAATAAACACCTACCAAAGACAATCGAAAACACTTAATGAATTAAGAAACAGGTATAAGGATTTGGCTGCCTCTGGACAATCCAACACAATAGAGGCAAGGAATTTACGAAAAGAAATAAGTAAGCTTGATAATAGTTTAAAAAAGATTGATGCAGAGGTGGGGCAATATCAAAGAAACGTTGGTAATTATGCAAACGCCCTAAAAGGTGCGGCAACTCAAATAATATCAGTTTTGGGTGCCACTCAATTATTATCTAGGGGGGTTGGAGCTGCTTTTAATACCTTTAGAGATTTTGGCCTAGAGTCTGCAAAAGTTCAGGCGGTTTCAGGCGCCACAGCAGAAGAGTTCCAATTATTACAGGAGCAAGCAAAGGAATTAGGGCAAAGTACAGCCTTTTCAGCTACTCAGGTTGCTAATCTGCAATTAGAGCTTTCTAAGCTTGGATTTAGTGCAACACAAATAGAGCAATCAACTAAATCAATATTGGATTTTGCGGTTGCCACTGATTCGGACCTTGGAAGGGCCGCGGAGGTTGTTGCAAGCACTTTAAACGCTTATAACTTAGAAGCAAGCGAGGCGGCCAGGGTTTCAGATGTTGCAGCAAAGGCTTTTAGCTCATCTGCTTTAGATATTGAAAAGTTTAGTACTGCAATTTCAATTGTAGGCCCAGCGGCAGAAGCTTCCGGAATATCAGTAGAAAAAACGACCGCCATACTTGGTAAAATTGTTGACGCTGGAATAGATGCAAGTACAGCAGGAACAGCCCTAAGAAATGTATTTATTGATATTGCAGACAAAGGGATATCCTTAGAGGATGCACTAGGACAAATTGCAAACAGTCAGGACAAATTAACAGAAGCTAACGAGTTATTTGGAAAGAGGGGCGCGGTAGTTGCAAAGGTTATTGCTGATAATGTTGACGAAATAGATAAATTAAACCAAAGCCTTTTAAATGCAGAAGGAGCAGCGGCAGCGGCAGCGGACACAATAGGAGACACTTTAGACGGTGATATTAAAAAGCTTCAATCTGCTTTTGAGGGTCTTATATTAGAGGGTGGGGCATTAAACGACTTCTTTAGGAATGCAATACAGTTAGGGACAAAGTTTTTAACCTTTATTAATGACATAACAGGGGGGACCGATGACTTAGAGAAATCATTAACCCAATTACCGAAGCAATTAAACAACCTAGAGAGTGAACTATTAGGAGAGCAGGCAGCGCTTGAAGGGATAAAAAACCAACTAGAGGACACTAATATATCAACAGCTGAAAGAAGTGCTTTAATACAAACCTTAAACGATCAGTACGGGCAATATTTGCCGGCTATATTAACAGAGGAAACGAGTTACGATGATTTAGCAGCAGCAATTGACCAAGCAAGCGCGGCACTTGTTAAAAAGATAATACTAAACGAAGAGGAAAGGAAAATTTCCGAGTTTATTAGTAGCCAGATAGATAAAGTTAAAGAATTAACAAAAGAACAAAACAGCCTTCAAAAAGAATTAGCAGATCAATCAAAAGTAGCAGAGGAAGCACGAAAAAGATATGAAGGCTTATTAAATACGGCAGGATTAACGGAGGAAGAATTTAAAAATATCCCGGGTTTATTTAGTGATTCAGTAGAAGAAATACAAGAGTTTGAGGGCGAATTAAGCGACATTGTAAAGGCTCAAGACGATTTAGCCGAATCTTTTGAAAGCACTGCAAACGCACAGCAACAAGCAGCCGGAGACGTTGCCGCATATTATAGAGAATATCAGAGGGCACAAAGCAATTTAGACGATACTAGAAAGGCTTTATCTGATATAAATAACTTAATTATAGGGACAAGGGACAAAAGCACCGAAATATCTTTTATTACTAAGCAGTTCGATCAATTATTGGCCACTTTTGGACTTACAAGGGACACGGTAAAAGAAACCAATAAAGAGGTTGATAAGCTTTTAAATGGAGGGGATGAAGAGCCAAAAGATAGCCGAGTAATAAAATTATTAAATGAGAGGAATCAAAGAATACTTGATTTAACAAAGCAAAGAAATAAAACCCTTGATGATATTGCATTGGATTCTGACAAAACAGAAGAGGAAAGACAGAAGGCGGCAATAGAAGCGGAAGAGGCTTTTAATGAGGAAATACTAAACGAGAAGATAAAATTTGCACAAAAAAACTTAGAGCTTACAAAGAAGATTGCAGAAGAAGACAAAGAAACGACAGAAGAAGAAAGACAAGCTATAATAAAAGCCGAGCAAGAATTTTATAATTTAAAATTACAACAAAATAGGGACTTTTTCAGAGATCTAAACAAGCAGGAAGAAAAGCAATTAACAGAGGAAGAAAAAAGGCTTGCAGAAAGAAAACAAAGGTTTGAGAATTTAATAAATGACGTTGACGAGGTTTTAATTAAGGGATTCGACAACCTAGCCCAAGGACAGCAAAAAAGGGCCGACGAACTAAGCGAACAGGTAAACGCAATAAACGAAAGAAACAACCAGCTTAGACAGGCGGCACTCGAAGGTAATGCAATTGCTAGCGAATCAATAGCAGAATTAGACAGGCAACAAGCCCAAGCAGCCAAGGAGAGAGAGAAGGCACTAAGGAATAAGCAAAGAATTGAGGCGGCAAGCGCAATATTTAGCGCCTATGCTGCAAATGTTCAGAGCGATTCAAAAACACCAGTAGCAGACACGGCAAGGGATGCGGTATTAATCACCAATTTAATCAACTCATTAACTGGATTCTTCCACGGTACGGATGACACCGGGACAGGGACACTTAAGGACAAATACGGAACTATTACCGGATTCACCCACGATAATGAACAGGTTTGGAGCAAGAAGGACAGGAATGAAGTTGGTTGGAGGTCCAGAGATCAGATAAAGGATATTGTAAAAGATTGGGAAAACTCAACTGTTACAGAGTCTTTAGATTACCCGGCTGCAATACCAAAAGAAAGACCAAGCAAAGCAAATAACGCTTTAATAGGAGAGGTTAAGAACTTGAGAAATGAAGTAAAAGACCTTAAAAATGCAATGCCTGAATATGATGTTAATTGGAATAACATAATTGATGGTATAACTACACGAGTAAGGCAGGGCAATAAGACAAGTATTAAACACGAAGCAAAAGGAAAAGGGGGTATTTTTGGCAAATAACGATTCAATAACGTTTCAAATTGATAAGCAAGAAAGGGGAGATCCTACCAATTGGGAGAGTGTTGAAATATTAGCGACTTTCGATAACAGAAATAACCAAGCTAATATAACGACTACAAACCTAGAGTTTGTTAATGAAGCGGCACAATATATTGCTGATAGCTTCAGGAGTGGTTTAAGCGGCGGTTTAGGAGCCTTTGAAGGTCCGGATTTAGATATATTTGCAGTTGATAAAGATGGGTTCTTTCAGGCTTTTCAGGGGTTTATAGACTTTACAAAGGACTATAAAGAAAGTAATTTCATCAAGCAGGATAAAACAAAACCCTTAAAAACCTCTGTAGGTATAAAGAAACTAAACGGACTAAACACCCTCAACGACATAATGGAGGGCGTTACGTTTGGCCTAATGGAACAAGAGGGGGTATTAACTTCTTCTGACTGGGTGAACCTTCCCTGGGTGGTACAAAAAAAGTTTGATGCTTTAGAATTTGCAGTCTTAAACATTACCATTTTTGTAACTGTAAAGGAAGCGGTTGAGCAGGTCCAGAGGTTAGCGGATGATATTAAAAATATTGCATCTTTAAATATTTCTGCAACACCACCCAGTACGGGGGCGGTTGGTGCGGCCTTGTATGCTGTTTTGACTATCATTGTTAGAGCTGCATATCTAGCGGTTATTATTATTCAATTGGTCCAGCTTAGTGAACAGGTTTTTAATGTCCTAATACCACGGGTAAGACAGTTAAAAATTGGGAAATTCAGGACTTTACTTTCAAAGCCTCTTGAAAATTATGATTATACTTTAGTTTGTGACATCCCAGAAATAGACAACCTTTATTATTTACCAACAGTAACAACTGAGGATAGCAATTTTGCAGACAAGTTTTTGCAAAAAGTAAAGGTAAACACTAGCGGAGCACCAAGCGTTCAGGACTTTGGTTTTCTTTATTCAGAG